ACGTTCAACGCCCCCTTCGATCAACGAAACCAGAAACTGAAACAATGAAGCCACCAAAAACACCCAAAGAATTAGACGCAATCGCGGATCGGGTATTGGCCTATCGCCCGAAAGCTGAGAATCCGAAACAGAAAAAGAGGCAAAGGAAAGCGAGGAAACATGCCAAGGCAACCAAAGTGCGATAACTGTGGCGCGGAGATTATCGAAGTCCTGACTGACGCTCCGGGCGCAACGGGTTATCTGTGCCTCGAATGTTCGGGCGCATCCCTGAGCGATTTTGATTTGGAAGAATCTCAGCATATTGACGCGGAGTTGACCCAATGAAATCCTTTTCAAGTACAGACTACAAAGGCGTCGAAGTGAAAGGGACTGTCGTGTACGATAGCTCCGATTCAACGTGGTGCTTAGTTCAAGAGGACTTGCACCCAAACCTGCCGCCGACACTTTGGATCGTTGATAAGCTGGAGGATGTCGGCGTGTCGTTCGATCCAGAACAAGTGCTCGAACTGCTACCAAAACTGCGAGAGTGGGCGGTCGGACAAGAAAAGCTGGAGGTCTAAATGAGCAAAAGCGTAAGCCAAAAGAATCCGGGGCAACGTGGCGCAAGTGCGGTAGTTCCTTCGTGGCTCTTAGAGGAACAGGACGAACCGCCCCGCGAGGCGACTTGCGAATACTGCGGGCGAGTCTATGAGCCTGAATGCTCCACGGCAACGCGGTCGGAATCTTGGTGTTCCGACGCCTGCGAAGATAGGCATTGGGAGGGCTGAATGATGAAGCAACTAAAAACCCCGGAAGTCTTAGATCGCATAACTGACGTAGTTCTAAACTACCACCCAAAGAAAGGCAAAAAACATGAACGGAGTACAACTGATCGAAGCGGAAAGAAAAAATCATCTCGCAAGAGGCTACGACGCCGCACACGATGACGCGCACGGCGATCATGAGTTGGCAAGCGCCGCCGCCTGCTACGCGGTTCCCGCTCCGATTTACACTATCGAGTTTTGCGGCGACGGAGATACTCATGATGTCTGGCCGTGGAACGATTATGCTGGCGATGTAGGTGTGAATGTGGGCAGTTCGCGTCAGTGCCTACCTCTCAGTTGATTAGCGGGAATAACATTAGTTGCGGCTGTTGGCGTTCGCGGAAATCAGACTTGACCGGCCAACGCTTCGGGAAGTTAACGGTGATAGCGAGGGGACGGCGGGACGTAAAAAACCGCCGATGGCAATGGCAGTGCCTGTGCGAATGTGGAAACAGTGCGCTTGTATTTACTCGGTATCTTCAGCGAGGAACACGACACGACTGCGGGTGTGGAAACGCAGAGCGCCGACGAGAAAACGGACTTAAGCACCGCAAGCCAGAAGGCGTAGTGATGGTAAACACGCTTTTTGCTATATACCGCCGCAACGCCGAAACCAAGGGCTATTCATTTCAACTGTCAAAAGAGCAAATGCGCGGACTGGTTTTTGCCAAGTGCCACTACTGCGGCGATGCGCCCTCCCGCGAACTTTCCAAGGCCAGCGGGCTATACAATGGCGTTGACAGAAAAGACAACTCCAAGGGTTACACGGCAAACAATAGTGTAGCGTGTTGCTGGAGCTGCAACTTAATGAAGCGAGACTTGCCTTACGACTGTTTTATAGACAAGGTGACACGCATCGCTCAGATTCACAGCTAAAGGGACGGTCAATCTAAGGGCACAAAGCATATGATTAAAATGGCTCGCAAAAGAGATTTACCGATATTCATTTACCGCACTGACTATCCCGCCGAGACCGGCCACGATAAGCGAGAAACTAAACGCGAATTTTATGATCGGCTCGCCAAGATTGCTAATGAACATGGATGGTGAAGGGAGTTGCATATGCAGTTTGAATGCGATCAATGTGGCGAAGTCTTTTACGACGAGAAGGACGTATCCGGCGATTCGTGTAACCGTTGCGACGAGGGAACTATTCAGCGCATCGACCCTGATGATTGGATCGGTGAGTGAACAAACAGCATTCCCAAACACACTAAGCAACATGGAGGCAGAAAACAATTATGGAACAAACAGCTTGCCAGACTTGCTTGCGCCCAGTTGGAAATCCTTATCGCCAACGCCACACCATTACTCAGAAACAATGTGGCAATCACCTTGGCAAACAGGACAGCGATTAGAGACTATACGGGAATTCGCTTGTAACGGTAAATTCGCGGTCGGAACCCGCGGCACAGTAACAGACGTTCACGACTGGCCGGGGAAGTCTCAACCAACCTTTCACGTGCGATTCGACGGCGATCCTACGCCAATTCGGTTTACGATGCTCACAGCAAGCGGCCTCTTTCGCAAACTCTCACCACTAGACGACCTTGTTAGCGCAATTCTCGACGTGGCGCGGGAAGAACGCGCAGATGACGCCGAAATCATAATCCGCGATCTGATTCTCAAATGGTCAATACGTCAAAGCTGACACTCAGGCCACCGCACCTACGCTTGTAGACCCTGCTATACCGTGAAGCCTGAAAATAAATCCTAATCGGTCAAATTGCTACTTGCATTATTATTATTACCGGAGTAGAGTGCCGATTGTTCGTTCTTTGAATATACGCGGGTAGCTCAGCGGTGGACAGAGATGGTCGGGTTTAAGTCTTTCAGGTCGAGATATCGTAAAGGCGACTCTCCTGAGAGAACACACCTTGAGTTTCAAGTCTAGGCTTGGCGGATAAGCGGTTCATGGCCGCTTGCTAGGCGCAGAGCGGTCGGGTGATAACCGAAGGGTCGGGGGTTCAAATCCTTCCCCGCGTACCAATTTCTGAAAATGCGAATTATCACGTGGAAGCAAAAGCTTGGACTACCAGAATGTCCTTACGTTCATCGTTGGGCGGTCAACTTCTACTTTTTCTCGATTCGCGTTCATCACTTCTTTCGCTCTGACGATAACCGCGCACTGCATGATCATCCGTGGTGGTTTCTGACAATTATTTTGGAGGGCGAATACGAGGATGTCTCAGACCGAGGCCGCGTAATGCTCCGAGCGGGAGATATTGCGTTCAGGCGAGCAACACACAGGCACACAGTTTTAACAAGTGGAGTTTGGACTTTACTAATTACTGGCCGCGAAAAGAGAGTATGGGGATTCTGGCCTAACGGGAATTTCAAGCGTCGCGAGAAGTATTTCAAAAAGTACGGGCATCACCCTTGTGAACAGCTATGAAAAAGAAACTACACTGTAATCAGTGCGGCGCGGATTGGGAAGCGCGAAAAAAGAATCCCGTTCAATGCCCAAGATGTAAGCGAGTGGACTATAGAGAGCCTAAGAAATCATAGCGGCGAAACCCGCTAAGAGAAACGAGAGAAACGAGAGAAAGAAATGAGGCAACCTGCGGCAGCGCCATCCAAGGCGGATATATCCAAGGCGGTAGAAACTCTGCGAGCATGGCAGTTGCACTATTATCAGCTTTTGTGGTTTCACGAACCAAAACTCACCGCGCCCGGTCGGGGGAGCCGGCCTTTCAATGTAGACCTGAATCTTGATCATCTTGGGTGCTTGAGCTTAAACGTTCCAGCCGCGCCCGAGTACGGATTCCTGATTCTACAAAGCGGCCTTGACGACGAAGCTTACGATGCAAAACTGCTAGAACGGTGCGGCTTGATTCAATCGGCAATTAAAGACAATCGGCGGAAACCACATAGTCAGGCTTGCTGCGGGCTGGCTGAGACGCGCTTTTGTGTTTGCGTGTACTCATGTTCGTGTGTCCTTCATGGAACAACGTGCATAGGATCGCATGATTAAGCCCGCTTATCCTAAATAGGGAGAAAAGAAAATGACTAACGAGCAGGAGTTAGACGAATCCGACAATGCCGATGCGATTGCCTTTGAAAAGGCATGGGCTAACTGGTCGCTCAAGTCTGAAATTGCCGACCATATAATTACAGAGGAGCACCTGCGATCTATCTGTGTGTTGTGGTTTGGAAAAGGGAACGCTAGGGGTTGCGCATGGGGCGCGGAAATGGCGGCGCGAATGGTGGCAAAGCTATGAACCTCGGCATTCACAACAGTGAAGCGTGTAATAAGAGACAATGGAGCAGACAAAGAATGAGAGGCTTATGGAAAAGATAACCAAACGTGTCAAGGTAGAGTTCGCATCCCGTAACGAGGGCGAGAGCGCCAAGACTACTAACGTCATCCTGCAAAACGAATACGAGATTGACGAAGGTGGAAATTGGGAAGTAGCGGCGCTGAAAGACTTTTGGGCGCATCCGGTTTTCAACACGGGCTATGCGCGAAAGATTGAAGTCAAGAGTATTGAGGCGATCTAGTGGCCGACAAAGAACCAACACTGGTTCTCGACATGGACAGCCCGCACAACAAGCGGCGCGTCATGTCCAAGATTCAGGCCATGTCTGGCGTCTGGGAGTTCGATATGCGCCCGCGCAAGAAGGGTAGGTCGCTAAACGCGAATGCGTACTATTGGAGCGCGTTTATCCCTGGATGGTTGGAATGGCTCAGGGAAGCGAGCGGAGAGCCTTGGATCAGCCCAGAAGAGGCGCACGACGCCCTTGTTAAGCGAGTGCTAGGCGTCAAGCAGATTGTGAACAAGGAAACAGGCGAACTGATTGACGAGGTTAGACCGCGAACGAGCGAAATGGACACTACGGAATTCGGGCAATACCTTGACCGTGCGGCTGAGTTCCTCGCCTCGTTTTGTTCAATAGTTGTGCTACCGCCAGAAGTTTACTTTGAAGAACGGAATCAGCAATCGAAAGGAAGAAAATGAGCGAACAGCAATCACTAGAGCCAATTAAACCTGCCGTTTCATTCATGGAAATACTGCGTGAGGTTGTTAATAACCCTGAAGTGCCAGTTGAAAAGGTCAAGATGTTGGCCGACATGCAGTTTCAAGCAGAAGATCGTCAGGCCGAAAGGGAATTTGACGCCGCGCTGATTAAGGCCCAGGCAGAAGTGCAAATATTGAAGTGGGATAAGGTCAACCAAGAAAAGAACAGTCGAAATGTCAGTTATCCGAAAATTGATAAAATGCTTCGCCCGATCCGCATTAAGTACCAGTTTACGCAGAGTTGGGACACCGAAGCGGGGCCGACGCCGGATATGGCTATGCTGTGCTGCGATCTAATCCACGTCGGCGGCCACAAGCGCCGCTATCGCACGCCAATGCCTATTGACGGACAGGGGCCGAAGGGTGGCGGGGTGATGACGAAGCCGCAAGCTGTTAATTCTGGCACGTCCTACGGAATGCGCAACCTTGCAAAAATGATTTGGAATATCCCCATGTTGGTTGATAAGGACGACATGGACGGGAACGAACCTCAAGAGTTTATCACTGAGAAGCAAGTTGCCGACATGCGCGCTATGTGTCAAGAGATTGACGATCAACAAGAAGCGCGTCTGTGTAAGTATTTCAAGTGCGAGACCTTGGAACAGCTGCCCGCGAGTAAGTATAAGAACGCGGTTGCGGGATTAACTAAGAAGATACGAGAGGCCGCATGAGTGCCGAAATCGCGCAAAACACACCTGAGTGGGATCAGCTTAAGTGCGGATGGATTGGAGCGTCGCGCATAGGTGACATGCTCGCCACGACCAAGAACGGATGGGCTGCATCGCGTAAGAACTATTTCAATGAATTGCTAGCCCAGAGGCTCACCGGCAGACGGACAAGCCGCTACATCTACAGCCTCAACAACAGACTGGAAATGGAACCGGAGGCCCGCAGTGCCTACGAATTCTATACCGGAAACGATGTCGTAGAAGTTGGGTTCATTCCGCATCCGAAAATAGATCGCGCCGGTGCTTCACCTGATGGATTGGTGGGTGAGGACGGCGGATTAGAAATAAAGTGCTGCGACGCCGGAGCGCACTTGGCGATGATCGAAACCGGAATCATTGACTCGGCCTACCTCTATCAGTGCCAGTTTGGAATGGCGTGTTCAGAGCGTAATTGGTGGGACTTTGTAGCCTATCATCCTGATATGCCGGAAGAATTGAAATTCTGGACTAAGCGAATCGAGCGGGACGGTCACTGTATCGAGAAGATTGAAAAAGCTGTAGTCGAATTCGACGCTGAGATTGAAGCAAAGATCGCGGCCCTGCGAAACGGGGCGCACTAGCATCCGGGCTGCTTAAATCTAACACTTTCTCTGAAAACGGGAGAGGGACTTGGATCGAGCAAAGGGCAGCCCAGAATTTTAACAGGAAACGGAAAACATTTCCAGTTGAAACTAGAAGTGTTGGAGATCGAGTTAGACTGGATTATGTTTCAGCTGGTGGAGGGTATCGTTATATTCCGTTTCGATTGGAGGTTGCAGCATGAGAGCAGATGACATCTATCGATTCCGCTACAACGGCGCTGAATCTGAACGGCTAGGCTTCAGCGCTAATCACTGCTTTGAGGGGCTTCTGCGTGCCCGTCCGTTTGAGAATGGTGAGTATCTTCTGATTGACACCTATTGGGGTATTGAGGGACAGGGACGCTCGTTCACGCCCAAAGAAGCAGAGGCCAAAGGCACGTTGACGTTTTACTGCAACTTGGAAGATGTAGAACCGATCAAGGAATACGAACAAGCGTACTTCGCGGACGATGATCTTTTTACGGTTTCCGAGCAGCACGCTTGCGTCCCTCGTTGCGTTCACTGGTTCAAGCGCCGGGGAGCAATGCGTAACGCCGACAAAATGCTGCAAGTAATCAGCGGACGAATAGCCGAGAACGAGCGGAACGCCCGATTCGCAACAGACAATCTAGCCAAGCTTGCCAGCCTGAGAGAACAGGTGGAGAGCGGTAATCTGGAAGTTTACCTATGAGCAGTTACTGTCCTGATTGTGGCGAGCTTGTAAATCGCGGCATGTGTTCAAACTGCCAAGAGGAACTCTACATCTACGAGTTTCAGGCTGATGCTCGACAAGATGAACCGCCATTGTCTGATGAATTTATGGGAACAGCTCGCGGAACAGAGAGACTATTTGAGACGGAGGGATTCAGCATGAAAACAGAACACGCATTCCGTGAAATGGATCAGAGAATCGAAGCAACACTCGTAGCCCACGCTGAGAATTTGAAGGCGGCGATTGAGAATGGCCGGTGTCCTCGATGCGGCGACGATATCCGTCCTCGACTCAACGAGCGCAATATCACCTTTAAGTGCGACGCCACGGTTACTGAGTGTGGCTGGTCTGCTATTTATCCAATTCGCACACTTGGAAATTCAGAACGCGCACAACAAGACGAGATTTTAGACCTCGTGGCAATCTCAGAGCGAGAAGTGATCGAAAAGGCAAAGGCTTTGAGTCGGGTTTGGAGAAGCGGGAGCGGCGCAAAGATATTCTCAGCCGGAGACGACCTTCTTCTGCTGTAACACTACTTCAATCTCGTGAATCTGAGAAGAAGAAGTTAGAAGTACGTCCACTAACTCAAGATGAGATAAACAACTTTCAGTGATTGAAGCCGCGGGAACTCTCAAGGACTCAGTTACTGGCTAAGATTTTGTGAGGCGAGAAAATGGAAGTACGAGGACTGCCAGACACGAAGGATGCGGTTGAATGTGTATTTGCTCGAAGCGCATCGGCAGCGTTGCGAGTCGTACGGATAGGCAAAGCAGCGACTGACGCGGGAGATCGCGGCGCGATTGATTTGTGGTACGACGACAACGGCGACCTTCGCGGCACTCGTTGCGTTCATCTAGCGCAGGTCGAACTTAAAAAATTCAGGACACAAGCACAAGCGGCCAAATGGTATCGCGGTGTGCTAAAGAAGATTCACTAGTTCTTTTCACTTTGCCGGATACGCGGTGAGTAAGGTAACACCCGCGGCCCTACTTTGGATCAGGGTGAGTGAATCCGGCAATTCAAGGTTGCGCGGCGGCAATAACGGCCACAAGACAGCGGTGAGGGTGGCATTCTCGCCCCGTCGCGTCAGCGTTCTTTTGAATCAAGTTTGGTCGAAGAGTAACTTCGGCCACAAAAGGGAAGGCAGCGACCGTGAAACAGCTTTTAGCTCGGTTTCTAGTTTTAACGTCTCCGACTTCTGGCGATGACAGATCGGCGTGGCCCATAAGCCAGCCTTCCCTTTTGATCAAGTTTGCAGCCGTGCTTGTGCTGGCCGGTAGTCACGCTTATGGACTGCTGAAATACGCAGAGACGGTTATGAACGAAGCGCACGGAGCACGAAGGTTGAGCAACCCAGAAAAACGTGCGGCGGCTGCAATTCATCGTGGTGCCGGAGTCTTGCGGTGGAAACAACATCGCGAGTTACGTTGGTCGATAGGCAGCCTGCTTGCGTTGCCACTGATCGAGACTCCGGCGCTTGCCTAAATGGTGGTTGAAAGTTTGCCCGATCAGCAGAAGTATTTACTACAGCGCGCGCCTCGGCTGTATGACATGAACGGCTATGAACAGCCCGCTGAGCCACCCGAGGTAAAACAGGCGCGGCGCGTGATAGAGCGATGGGAGAAAGAGCAGTCCAAGTCGGCGTGCGCAGCACGAAAAACAAACGAGGCGCTAATCCGTAAGGCGAAAGAGGCGATCTACTTCGACAAGCCTGAAAAGGCTCTCGCCATCATTCAGCAGTGCGAGAAACCGTTAAAGGGTTGCCCTGTATAAACCTAAGCAGTATACGGATTCGCACAAAGATTCCGAGCCGGTTGGAGAGTGAGACTTCGACTACCGCAAACGCTCTATCGTGGTAGCAAGTCTTGATTGGACACAAACTCTGGGGAAGCAACCGGCTCGGAAATTAACTTCCAAAATGAGACACATAACCAGAGGCGGACACGATAGGCAGCTAGGCCGAGAGTGTTTTGTTTGCAAGGCGCGCCCCGGTGAGCCGTGTCAAATGACAGACGAAAAGGGCGAACATTGGTATTGGTGCTCTAATCCACCGTGCAATCAACGATATAAACGGGCGCACGAAGCTATGAGTTGCGCCATTTGCAAGTAAGAAGAGGGGCGTGAAATGGACGTTCTGGTAGGACAAGTTTATCGGGATAAAGACAAACGCATGATCAGCGGTAACCGTCGCGTGCGGGTGCTTCAGGTGCGTACCGACAACAAGGCCGTCTGTTCAGACTGTGATAAGCATGGAATTCCTTTTTCAGATCGGCAAACGGTAATCGCCGTCAAAAACCTGCGAAAGCGGTTTGAGTTAGTAGAGCGAGTTTGAAGGGATCAAATTCTATGAACCAAACTACATCCCAGAACGACGCAATCCTCACGGCGTGAATATTTTCTTGTTGCAAAAAATTTCCCGTTACTATATAAAGCGATCAGCGAGCGATTAAGGTGGTTATTTTGATAGACGCTCGTTATTAAAGTTCTTTGATTTTGAAAACACCGTTGGGCCGGTGATATTCTTAGGGGGCGGTTTACTACCGCGTTTGCACTTTCAGTTTCGTTCTCCCTAAGAGGCGAAGCAGCAAAGCCCAAACGCGAACGCGGTGGTAAGCCGCTTTTTTATGCCAACCACAAAACGAACACGTCACAAAAAATCGCATCCGTACACTACTCACCATCAATGGGACATCGCATATCGCGATCTGTTGGCGCGTCATAACATCAAGTCCACGCACGGTGCAAATAGCACGAGCACGGATCGTAAAGTTAAAGAGGTCGGGCTAGGCACGTGGCAGGTCTCGGGAGGTGAGTGCGTTCATAAGGTCACGCTCGCTTCGCGCGAAGGCCCGCTTATTTGCCTTGATCATTCCCCGCCACATCCCCCAACAAAGCCCGGACATGGATGCGCGCACGTGCTGGCCGTCTACAAGATGCTGGCATGGGGTCACATTCCCTCGTTGTTTGACGCGAAAGGATTTCGTCTCAAAACGGAGGTCGCGAAATGAATCCGAAACGAGGCGCACTACTCAAACCAAGTCAACGTGCCGCGAAACCACCAACATCGTCATTTTCCCGACAGCCGAAAGCTTCTCGCTATGACATTCTAAAAGGTGAGATCAGAACATGGTGGAATGACCGCCTCAAAATCGGTGAAGCTTTGCGCGAAATTCGCGACGAAAGATTATACAAGGCTGATTACCCAAACTTTGAGGATTTCTGCCAAGACGAATTCGGCCTAAAGCATACACAAGCTTATAACTTAATCGCCGCCGTGGGCGTTAAAGAGAGTGTTACCAACGGTAACAAACCTTCCGCAATTGCGGAAACTATTACAAACGAAGGTCAGGCCCGCGCGCTAGCAAAAGTTCCGGTCGAAAGTCGTGCCAATGTGCTTGCCGAAGTTGCACAGCGTGGCGCGGTAACGGCCAAGGCAATCACTCAAATTGCACAGTCCAACGGACACACAACCAAGAAAGAAATTAAGAGCGTCAAAGATAAGATCGGCTGTCCAGTTCCGGCTGACGTTCTAACGGACTGGCGCGAAGCTGAAGCGTTTGACGATCTACTTCGACAAGTCCACAGGATCAAACTCCGAGTTGATAAGGCTCTCGATGAAAAGGAATTAGCTTTCCGCGAAATCACTAATTCGACGGTTGCCGATCTTCACAACGCATGGAGCGCCTTGCAAGGATTAATTCCCTATGCCGTGTGCCCAACATGCGAAGGCCACAATCGCAAAAGCTGTACGCTCTGCAAGCAACGCGGCTTCCTTTCAAAATTCGCTTACGATCATTACGTTCCTAAAAAAGCGCGTGAGTTGAGGGAGAAACTTCATGGCGCTTAGACCCTATCAGACCGATGCCGTCGAAAGTGTTTTCCGTGAGTGGGAAGATAAACAAAGTACGCTTGTCGTTGCTCCAACGGGTACAGGCAAAACTCACACGTTTTGCGAAATCATCAAGCGGGTTCAACCGGGCCGCGCCTTGGTCTTGGCTCACCGCACCGAACTAATTAAACAAGCCTACGGTCGTTTATGGTCAGACTTTCAAATCAATGCCGATATTGAAAAAGCCGATCAGTGGGCAAACGAAGACTCATGGTCGCGTGCTCCCGTGGTCGTCTCAAGCGTTCAAACTCAATACGCGGGTCGTAATGGAAATTCGCGCATGCACAGGTTTGATCCTTCTGATTTTTCTCTTTTAGTCGTAGACGAGGCACACCATTATGTCTCACCCGCCTTCAAGAAAGTTCTCGATTACTACAAACAGAATCCAAACCTAAAAGTGTTAGGCGTTACGGCGACGCCAGACCGCGCAGATGAATCAGCATTGGGCCAAGTGTTTGAAAGCGTGGCAAGTGTCTATGAAATTCTAGACGCAATACATGACGGCTGGCTTGTTCCCGTCGAACAACAGATGGTCAGCATCCACGGCCTAGACTTTTCAGAAGTCCGAACAACGGCTGGTGATCTTAACGGCGCAGATTTAGCCGCCGTGATGGAGGCTGAAAAGAACCTACATGGCATCGCGTCCTCCACCCTAGAAGTGATCGGCAGCAAAAAGACTTTGGTGTTTACGGTCAGCGTCAAACAAGCGGAACGACTAGCGGAAATATTCAATCGTCACAAACCTGATATGGCCGATTGGCTCTACGCGCAAACTCCCGAAGATCAACGAGCTAAGATTCTGCGTAAGTTTGCAAGGGGCGAGACACAGATATTATGTAACGTGGGCATCCTTACCGAGGGCTACGACGAACCCGGAGTTGAATGTATCGTCCAAGGTCGCCCAACAAAGTCACGATGTCTCTACGCTCAAATTTGCGGACGCTCGCTCAGGCCGTTGCCGGGGATCGTTGACGGCTTGAACAGCGCAGACGAACGTAAGCAGGCGATAGCTAATAGTCCGAAACCGTCCGCGCTGATTCTTGATTTTGTTGGCAACGCGGGTCGTCATAAGTTGATTACGACCGCGGACATTCTCGGCGGCAAACTCAGCGATGCAGCAATTGAGCAAGCAGTTAAGAAAGCAAAAGAGACTGGTAAACCTGTTCGGATGGACGAAGAGCTAGATCGGGCAGAGCGTAACATTCAGAAGGAAATGGAACGACGGAAACGCGCCGAAGCCGCACGGCGAATGCACGTCAAGGCTCAAGCAGACTACAAACTCCGTTCTGTTGATCCGTTTGATATTCTCGGTATCACTCCGGCTAGAGTTCGTGGTTGGGATGAAGGGAAACGAATAAGCGAGAAGCAGCGCGGAGTTCTGTTGCGAGCAGGAATCAACCCCGACAAACTTTCTTACGGACAGCAGAAGCAATTATTGATTGCGCTCTTTGCTCGCATGGAGAAAAAAATGTGCAGCGTAAAGCAGGCGCAGCTACTTCGCAAACGAAACATCGACACATCCAGTCTAACGTTTGAACAGGCATCGGCCAAAATTAACGAGATAGCGAGTAGAGAAGGATGGGCGAGAAGATAACAGCGGAGGATATTCTCCCTCTCTTAAAAAAGGTCAAACGAAGCGGCAGGGGCTACACTGCGTGCTGTCCTGCGCACGAAGATCGCCGTCCAAGTCTCAGCATCGCAAACGGAGATCGCGGATTGATGCTTCACTGCTTCACGGGGTGTTCGATCGGGAGCATCCGAGCCGCATTGGGGATTCAACACACACCTTACGTTCCTTTTGTTGCCAAGCCCAAGATTGTCCGCACTTCGGAACCGTCCGTTAATTTTCGCCCGATCTTTCAAAAGTGGTCTAATGAGACGGATGGATATTTTCTTGACGGATTTGCAATGTCGCTAGGGGTCAGCACGGAAGCATTGCAATCAATAGGTTGTGGGTGGGCTGATCGTGAATGGGCTGATCGTGAAAAACGACGCGACGCGACGCCGGGGTGGGCCTTTCCTATGTACGATCAACATAAGAACGTGATCGGCCTTCGTATCAGGGCAATGGACGGTAGTAAGTGGGCGATGCCCCGTTCCCGAAACGGATTGTTCATTCCTCGTGAAGTAGAGCACGACGACGTGGCGTGGATCGTAGAAGGCCCAACAGACGCAGCGGCGGCGCTTACAATCGGACTTCACCCGATAGGGCGGCCATCGTGCTCTGCTTGTGACGACATGGTAATAGCCTACTTGAAACGAAATCGCTTCCGGCGAGCGGTAATAATTACGGACAACGACCAACCAGACAAGCACGGAGTAATTGCTGGACTCCGCGGTGCTCGCAAACTACAGAACGCACTACCCGTCAAGTCGTGTATGTGGGTTGTTCCTACTAAAGACTTGAGAGATTTTGTAACCCAAGGCGGGGATCGCGATCTTATCGAATCAAGCATCCGAGATATAGTTTGGAAAGCGGCGTGAAAAGAATCTACTACAGTAGAGAGAATTTATCAGTTGGCGGCGTAAATACTTCTTGCTTCTGTTTTGTGTGTGCGCCCGATGATATGCGACACTTCAAATATTCAGATCGGAGCAAGGTGACAAGGCGATCCGCGCCGTCTAGCTTGGGAAGGGTGAGAACTAAAAGTGTTTGAGGGTCTACACAGCGATGGACGACGCGGAGGGCGAATGCAGAATCACCAGTTAATTAATGCCACGAGCGGCGAAGTTGAGTATTATACGCCGGTTGAAATCATCGAAGCCGCACGTCGCGTTATGGGCGGAATCGATCTTGATCCCGCGAGCAGTGAGAACGCGAATCGGATCGTTAGAGCAACGCGGATCTTCACCGCGCAAGACGACGGCTTGTCGCAGCCTTGGAATGGGCGTGTGTGGCTTACGCGCGCTCTTAACGATCAAGCCGAATTGTGCCAATGCTATTGCCATCTTCAAAGCCCTGCACGAAATGTAAAATCGACAAGCCCCGCGACTTGCAGCATTTCTGCCCAAGACCTAGTAGATCGTCTGGCGTTTCTTCTTGGTGCAGAGACTGCGTTCAGCGCGGCGACCGTGAGCGATCTAGGAAAAAGCGACGCTTCCACCGGGGAGAGTCTCGAAGAAAGCTCGTGGGGGACGGAATGCAAGAGTGCACCCGTTGTCACGCGCAGTTCCCGGCAGTCGTCGCAAACTTTGCGCCCAAGCCCGGATGCGTCAACGGACTTGGATCGTGGTGTCGAACGTGTATCAGGGAATACGCTAGAACCAAAAGAGCGCGGCTTAGAAAGCAATCAAAATGGAGGCGACGATTCAACGCGCAGCAGCGAACCTTCAGCGGCACAAGTAGAGGGAAGGCACTCAGAAGCAAGCACAGCCCTATCGGTAACGCAAGACGAAGGCAGCGCACACTTAGCGCACCCTTCGATTGGTCAATCGCGCAATGGGAAGATTGCAAGCGCAGATGGAAACACAAGTGTGCCTGTTGTGGCAAAACTGGAAAACTTACTCAAGAACATTTCATTCCGCTGGTTGATCCAAAATACCCCGGAACTGTTCCGACCAACATGCTCCCCTATTGCGAGCCGTGTAATTACGGCAAGCGGAAGCCTTCCGAGAGTCGAAGGCGAGCTATTCGGCGCTACTTCGCCGGATTGCGAGAATTGCCACTACGAACACGTAAGGGTGACCTTTCCGTCTAGGGTTTTTATGAACCACCCGTTCGGGCGACCGGAGAAGGCTTGCGAGGCTCCCTGCGCGAATAGGGGCAAAACGCACGTCTGCCACGATTACGACCTCTACGGCAACGCTACATGGGTGAACAAATTGGCCCGCGAGTATTACGAAGGCCGCACGGTCGAAGCCTGTAACATCACCTACGCGGCAACGTCGGAGGCGTGGTTTCAACCGCTCGCTAAACGCCCTCAATGCTTTCTAGTTCCGCGCACAAATTATCGATTGCCGGACGGAACAATCAAGAAAGGCGTCTCAAAGGGAAGCGTGGTCACGTACTTTGGCAACAACATCGACGCCTTTGCTCGCGAGTATTCAGCGTTTGGTGTAGTGAAAGTCGCATACACATAAGAATCGCATGAAGCCTTATTACCAAGACGAGTCTGTAACGATTTATCACGGTGATTGTCGTGAGATTTTGCCGCTACTCGGTCGCGGTGTAATTATCACCGATCCGCCCTACGGTTGCGGAATTAAGTATGGCGCTTTGTATGACGACTCTCCTAAAACTTATTGGGAATGGTTTTTACCGTGCGTGGATATGATGAAGACGCATTCCGCGCCGGTGGTTTTTACGCATCGCAATGCAGCTCTGCGGTATATTTCAGGTTGGGACTGGGTTGGGGTATGGAACAAGCCGGGGTCTTTTGGTTCGCGCATTGGAAACTCTTGCGTTTTGCCTCACTGGGAACCGATTTTTATGTTTGGCATTCACGGGTTGGGCACAAAGAGTCTCTACACGTCAGATGTGTTCACTTTCAATCCGAACAACAACGGGGCGGGAATATCAGATATAGGGCGCGCGAAATGGAAAGACGGCGATTTTCCTAATCATCCAACTCCAAAACCGCGTTCTTTGTTTGTTTCGCTAATTAAGGCGTTTGCGCAGAACGACGAAACGCTTATTGATCCGTTCTGCGGCTCCGGAGTTACCTTGCGAGCGGCGAAAGAATTGGGGCGCAAGGTGGTCGGCATTGAAATCGAGGAACGATACTGTGAAGAAAGTGCGAAACGAATGTCTCAAGAGATTTTACCATTCGCAGAGTGAGCAATGAGCGCACACATTCGACAACCAGAAAGAGAGAAACGCGATGAAGGTTAAACGCACGATCAAACAAGGCTTGGGGATTTCCGTTGAAACACGCGGGGTTTACCGAGATCATCACAGACAAGGCACGGATGGAACGAATCATCTATGGCACGGTACTGGGAAAACTCGACACCTACGAGGACGATCCTCATAATCTCGCGCCAGACGGTACGCTGCGCAAACGCCCGTGGGGTTCGGTTGTTGGGATGCGAAAACTGCGCGAGGAAGGGCGGATCGAAACGCTATCTTCAGTCTACGAACTTATCGAAGCATGAGGTTTAAGCCGAAATCATTTGAAGAGGCCCGTCAGAGTTTCAAGCCAATGCACCGCTCTCAGATGAATCGTGGGAAGGGGATCAAGCCCCGCTTCAATAAGAGACCGTCAGTAGATGGAGACTCAGGGAAATTGGTACGCGAGGACTGCGACGAGCTGATCCGTCAGATAATCCGATTGCGAGATGTGCGCTGTTTCACTTGCGGAGTTAGCCGTGTTCACTATTCGCTAATTCATCCGGGCCATTACATTACGCGGAAAGTATTAGCACTGCGATGGTCGCTGGCGAACATTCACGCGCAATGTAATGTGTGTAACGATGTTCATAATACGCATCCCGAAATCTACCGCGCGCACTTGGTAAGGGAATACGATGAGGCGTTTGTCTTGCAACTCGAATTTATCGCACAGCAAAACCCACGAGTTGAATACGTTGATCTATTAGCAATCCGTGACGAGCTGCGAAATGAACTTGCTCGATTAAAGGAGAAAGCTGCATGAGAATCGGTTATTCAGAAGATGAAGACTATCCGGGTCAATTTGAGTTATGGCAAGCCAACTGTCAACGCTCCCTCAAAGGCAAGAAGGGGCAAGCCGCACTGCGTGAACTGGAAGCCTGCTCGCTTCAAAGGGAAGATTACTGACGAGATGAAAGAACTTGGCGAGTATGAAATGGAGGCCGTATGAACCATCCACAACGCAAATTCAAAATCGTACCTGACGATCCAGAAGTCACTCGGGCCGACATTGAACTCGCACGCATAGCTCAGAACTGGCGAGAATGGATTGGCATAAACGGACATCCGTGGACTCCGATCAGCGAACCAAAACAGAACCCTACGTTATTGGTTGATGACGTTTTGGAAAAGTCTGCATGGCGTGTTGTAGTTGATAGTCCTACACCTTTGTGGCGATCTGTGTTTAAGAAGTTGAGGTTAATGCGGTGAACGAATTCGCTTTCCATGTTCACAAATGGATCGACCTTGGCGAGATGCCTGTGTATTTCATTGGCTTTGTTTGGTGGCGGTGGGAGTGCAAATGTGGCGCACGTCTCGGACATGCCGTTAACCACGATGGGCGATTTTTCTAATGACTCGATGGACTCCTAACGACCTAGCAGGAGAAGAAGCTAGTCAGAAGCAGGAAACGTCTTGAGCGTCAATTCTGCGCAGCCGCGAGGCTATACAGCAGCCAATGAGAACCCTTAAAAACCGCACCGACGACTCCCAGTCAGACATCGTACTCGCTATCAGGAAATTAGGCGGGGATTGGATACCATGCTCAGGCGATCCGAAGATAGGCTTTGACGGTCTTATTCTGTGGCGCGGCAAGTCTCTCATCTGCGAGATTAAAAACGGCGCATTGTCACCGTCCCAAAGGAAGCTGACAGACAGAGAAGCCAAGCGCAAGGCTCAGTGTGAAGCTAGAGGCGTACCGTATTTGGTTATTGAAAGCGTTGACCAAGCCGTTGAGACGCTGCAAAGTTTAGGCTGAAACTATTTTGTGTGGAGTGTTGGAGTAGGCACGAAATGGTAGATTGCAATTGAATTCTGTGGTGATAGAATGTTGATGTTTGGCGGTTCGTGTAAGTCTTGGGATTCTCGAATCGCTTGCTAACCGAATCGTCATTCTGGCGCGTAGCCGCTTCTACCCAAGATAGAAGTTGGTTACGCGCTTTTTCTTGGAGGATGAAAAATGAAAAGACTTTTACTTATCGCAGTGGTTGCTATCGCCGCAACATCAATGACGGGATGCTATACCGCTGCGGAACAAGGCACGGTCGCAGTTGAAACAAAGTACGGGAAGATTGTTCAGGTTCACCGTGCCGGAGATTGGTTCACAACCTTCGGCGCTGGCAGTACGTCGTTCGAGGTTGATATGCGCAACCATATGGATGGCGTGGACTTCATTGGCGTCACAAAGGACAACGCGAGTTTTTATATGAAGGTCGATGTGGTCTACCACCCAACAGACAACGATCAAGAAATTGGCGCGTATACTACGGCGTTTGGTTTTGACCCCGACGAACGCGACGGACGACGCTGGAATGTATTGCAGCAGTTGGTCAAAAATGCTTGTCGGGATGCTACGGCAGGTAAATATGATGCCTACGACTTGAAAGCTGCCCAAAGCAAGATTCTCGCGGATATTCAAACGGGATTGGCGGGGCCATTCAAATCAGAGATGCATCTCGACATCGCGTCGGTGGGAATGGAAATCGCTCCGCAGTTTCAAGACCCACGCATTGACGACGCCGCTAATCAGGTCGTAGCCGCGCAGAAGCTAAAGCAAGCTGCGGAGGCGCAAAAAGCGGCGGCTGAAACCTTGTTCGAGAAGGCCCAGATCGACAACAAGATTTACACGCAATCTCCGCAAGCGTTTGAAATCCGAAAGCTTGAGCTACAGAAAGATATCGCTCAAGCATGGGCCGGACATCAAGGAACACTAATCTTCGGAAATTCTGGGTCAATGCAATACCAAGTGCCGGGAGGGAAGTAATGTATTACATGGGTGAAATCATTTCTCTCGCCGTGTTCTGCCTTATCTTTGTGAGTGGGTGCGTCGGACTGTACTTAATCGTTCGCGCGTTTCATCGCAAGTGGAAATGGCAGGACAAGGTAAACGAAAACAACTTGCGCAGAGCGATGCTCGAAGAATTCAACATAGACTATGAGGTTGATTCAGAGGGGTTCGTGCGGCCAGTTGGATCGCATTCAGCCCGCAGTTCCGGACGCGCAAGGTAGCAACCGAGTGTGGCCCTCACCCCGCACTACGGCTTAACACTTTTCAGCAACCTATCCGCCACCGTTGGATCAGCTAATTGATTAACTCGATTTACAGTCTGAGGCGCGGCATCCCTTGCTGCTCTACTTGCCGCAGGGTTTGACTGGCCTTGTTCTGAGATGATTGCCGCAACTGCTCTCAGACCTATCCCTAAAGCTGCGAGAATTAGTTTGATTCTGGTTGACGCATTCAATCCCAAGTCTGTGATGACCTGATTGATTTCCGTATCGAGGTTGTCAAACGCGGTTCGGGCTGACGCGAAGTTGCCCGCTGACCAGTCTTTTGAGAAGTCATTTGCGAGACTAACGATCTTTCCAAGTGCGGGGTTGTTAGGAAAGAGAACTTGAAGCTCGCTGGCTGCGCCTTGGATGATGGTAACCGATCCGGCTACAGACTTGCCTCCACAGCCTACTGCATCAAGAACGAGGATGCTGGCTGCTCCGGTGGCGGTGCCCTGGATGAATGAACGACGATTAAGCACTCTGAGCCTCCAATGCGGCGAGCCGCTTTTCCACTTCGCGCATCCACGCTTCTTTTGCGGGATGGACACAGTCAGGTTGGCCGAGCTTCGCGTCTAAGTCCGCAAGGCGTTTGAGGATTTCTTGGTATTCACCCCAAATCGGCGGCGTCCACGTTTGAAGTGGAAACATGTGTACGGCCATATTCTGAAACAACAGAAACAACGCACATTGAGATTCTCCCTTAAGTAAGATGTAGTAATTCGTTATCGGCTAAACATGGCCCCACCACCTGCGAGATTAATCAGAAATAGCAACAAGAGAATTCCCGCGATTACGACCACTACCGTAGTGGCCCACGTCGAAATCGGCGCTGGCAGCTTCCCGAGGATGAACCACAGCAACCACAAGAAAATTGCGATGATCAGAATCACCAGCAGAATGTAAGGCAACGCGCTAAGGCTTAAGCCGCCCGTGAACAATAGACCTATCATGGAATTCTCCTTACGCTGCTGACGTATTCCTTACAACTGCCGCCGCCAAGTTTGCCTTGCCAGCATCTAAGTCGTCAATGACTTTCTGAATTGCGGTCGGATCGTTTTGTGCGAGCGCATCCTTGAGTTGTTGTGAGAGGCCGTCTAGAAGTTTTGCCGCGCTTTCTTCTACGGTGGTAAGTGCCGTAACTTCGTTTTGTAGATCGCGAATTGTCGCCATTGTGGTGTTTACCTTTCTGAGAACGATACTAACTAGAGCCAAGTTCACGGCGACTAGGACTAAGATAATAATCGTTAAAGCCGCCATGAGAGGGTCAAATCTTAACACAACGGGCGGTTAGGAAGAGTGACAGCCAAACCGCCTGCCGTGCTTGATATTACTGACCGCCATCAGTAAATGCCGCGATTCTCTCGCCGAGAATGTTTGAGTAGAGCGTCATAGCCTCCAACTGTCGATTTAGTCGGGATCGTTCCGTCTTATCAAGCGAACGATACGTCTCGCCACCAATGAACGCCGTAAGCCGTTGCCGGTTCCCGTCCAATTCTCCCTTTTCAGCGATAACCCGTTCTTGATGAGGCTGCATCTTTATTGTCCTCCGTTTGCGATGCAGGAATTGCATTCCATTCGTGCGCGTCCGACAGCGCGAAGTGCGACCGTTTTGCCGGGGCCATCGGGCAGGCAACTTGCCACCTCGATCCATAGTCGCCGGAATGCGTCGTTGACGGCAGTATGGCGCGGTAGCGTGTCATCATTCGGCGCATGGTAGTCCAGAAAATACAACGCTCCGTCCAACGTTCTCAGATCGGGCTTTGATGCGTCTCGCTGTGCAGCCATCTCTTGAATGGCTTCCTGATAAATCTCACCAGTGTTAGGGTCTCCCATGTTTGGTTAGGTCTCCTTAGCTTTTGTGTTTGGTAAAGCAGACCTCATTGTAACCGTGAAACGAGATTCGCACAATCTTATTTCTCAGAGCAAAGGACATTCCTAGACGACCGTTCAGCAAGGTTGCGTGGCTCGCTTTCCGCTCGCAAATACTTGTTGACGCTTACTTACCTCTTAGTATATGCTTACCACTATGAAACGTGACGAAATCAAGAAAAGTCTCAACCGTTTGCGCACGGAAGTCGATCCGAAGTTTCAGCCAGAGATCGGGAATATCGCAGATAGTCTTGAAGCTTTACTTGACGGCGCGGCTAAGGGTGGAAATGCGCGGGCCAAGAAGTTGACTAAGAAACGGCGTAAAGAGATCGCGACTAAAGCTGCAAGGATACGGTGGGCGAAGTGACAAGGGTGTGGTGGGCGCGAATGTTTCGGGGCCGAGTGTCGCATCTATGGTACCAGCCCGACTTGTTGGACGTGACACTTGTAACTGCTTGCGGCTTGACGTCATTAGTATTCCTCCATAGCATCTAGCGTGTTTGAGAGACGCTCCATCCAATAATCATAGTACGCGTAATCGGGCACCTTAACATCACAGGTCATCGTCTCTGCGTTTGGGGTAAACGCACAATCGTAGAGCCAGCAGAACGCTTCTAACTCGTCGCGCACCGTGAATCCCTTGCGGCACAGTTGAACATACATCATCGGCTCAAAGGTAAACTTACAACCACCGCGGCGGACGGATGCAAAACCGAGTTCTTGTAAGTGTCCAAATAGTTCGCTATGCCTCATCTCGCCTTCTATGCGTAAAAGTAACTGCCGTCCGTTCGTTTATAAAGATACATCGTTGAGTACCAAGTATCGCCGCAAGGCAACGAGATAGGTACGGTGATTCGAGGATACTGCGGATCAACAACCTCTCGCTTCTCTGTGGCGTCTCGGTGCAAATCGACTTCTTCTTTCGTCAAGTAAAGTGTGTGGCCGCTTCCGCACTGGCCCCACCATGTTCGACCGGGGCCGGGATAC